GCTTCTAGTTTTACGGATAAAGCAGGGCGTGAATGGTCGTTGGAAAGATATGTTCGTACGGTTATTAAATCTACCACACGTCGAGTATACAACGATTTGAGGACTGAACGGGCAATCAGTGAATATAATATCGTTACAGCGCTTATGAGTAGTCATGCTGCTGCTCGTGATGCCTGTGCACTAATTCAAGGAAAGTTCGTTTTAATGGTGCCAACAAATGAAGCACCACCAGAGTATCAGTATTTGCCTTCTGTTTACGATTATGGCTGGAAAGAGCCGGCAGGATGCAATGGTATTAATTGCAATCATCGGTGGTACTCAATGTTGCCAACAGATGATATTGGTATCCCATCGCCCCCTAAGCCAAAAGTGGCGCAAGAAAATGCTAAGACAGTCGCTAAGCAACGACGCATGGAAAGTTCTATCCGAAAGGCGAAAAAACAATTGAGAGCCGCTGAATTGCTAGATGATAAAGTTGGCCAAGAGTATTTCAGGAATTTAATTCGCAAACGTCAAGGTGCTTTGAGGCAATTGATTGATGATAACAAAGACTTATTGCATCGAAGTTACGGGCGTGAGAGTGTTCATAGTGGTCCTAGTCAATCAGTCATAGAGGCACATCGAGAAACAATTAATCAAGACAGGAAAGATTTTTCCAAAATTGTTAAGACTTTAGGTAATCATGCACCGTCATCATTGGAGGAATACCGTCAAATACGGTATAATGAGCCTAGCAAATGGGCTCCGTTGGAAAGACAATATAAAACAATCGATGAAATTAACAATAAGAACTGGAATGATGGATTTAAAGAGAAGACAAAACAAGCTTACTATGATTTTCTTTCATACGGTCATGAATTTTCAAGTCACGCATTAAGTCGTTTTATTCAACGGACTGATATTTCAGTGGATATTGCATCGGATATTATTTCCCAAAGACCGAACTATTTACAAAGTGATGGCCGAAAAGTATGGTTTGTCGATAGTCATACTTTTATCAAAAATAAAGATGAAACAGAGTTTGTCACCTATGTTTATAGAAAAAATCCGAAACAAGATTGGAAGGAGATGGATTGACATGATAGACAATTTTTTTGCATTTTTATCTGACGGTTTATCAAGGAAGATAAATCCATTTGAGTTTTCTCTTGATTTGGAAAAATATCTAGTTGATAACTATGAATTGATGTATCAAGAAAATCCAAATTTAACAGTTATTGCCAACGATGAAATACCTGATATTACAGAGCAGATGGAACCAGGAATGGATCCCACAAATTTTTACAAACAATTAAATGCAGTAAAGCAAAAATTAAATAAATTGAAATAGCACTCACTAACAATAAATGTTGGTAAGTGCTATTTTTGTACCCGAAATTAAGGAGTGGTCATCATGGAAAACGTAAACCGCAATGATGTAATCAATTTCTTTACAGACATGCCAATTAATTTACAACAAGAAGCGATTAGAAAATTCAATCGTCAAAGGAAACCGCCTGACGCTGTGCAATCTTTATGCGAATTCCAACAAAGAGAATGGGAACAGATTAAAGCTGATAGAGCAGAAAGTAATGGTGATCCAATATCTAATGGATGAATTCGTTATTGACGAAGATGATCTAGACGAAGAATACTGGGAAGCAGAAGACTTAGGTATTTACTAAGCCTTTTTATTTTGTCCTTTTATCAAATTGCGGACGTAAAAGAACAATTTGAACCCACTAATGTGAGGCAACCACGTAGAAAAGCGTATAGGAGGAAAAAGTAATGACATTTAAGGAATATTTGATTTCAAAAGGACTAACGGAAGAACAAGCAACCACAATCGTTGAGGGCATGCCAGAAAGTAAGTTTTACTTATCAAGTGAGGAAAAAGCTGATGAACGTTACGCTAAAGTGAAATCACAAAAAGAACAACTAGAAGAACAGTTGGCTACGAATCAATCAGAACTAAACAGTTTGAAAGAAGCTGCTAAAGGCAATGAGGAATTAACAGCTAAATACAATGAGTTGCAAGAAAAATTTGACAAATCAAGAGCTGATTCCAAAGCGAAGATTGCTGAACAAGAAAAAGATTTTTCTATCAAATTAGCCTTAAAAGAAGCTCATGCACTCGATGAAGATATTGTTCTTGGTCAATTAGACAAAGATACTATCAAAATTGTTGACGGCAAACTACAGGGTTTTGATGAGCAATTGAAAGGTTTGCAAGAAAACAAATCGTTCTTGTTTCAGCAAGCAACAGAAGGTACAGGAACATCCCCCACAATCACTGTGGGAGGTAATGCAAAAGGTGGTCAAAATTCTGCTGTCGGTCCTCAACCAGAAAAACTAAATGAATTCAGAATCACTAGATAGGAGAGAAAATTATGAAGAAAAAACAATTAATGAAAATGAACTTGCAATATTTTGCTTCACCAACGTTTAATCCTGATAATGTAACAATGCAATCTGCTAAAACGGGTGATATTCCTCGCAATATCGCAGATAGCATTATCACAGAAGTGAAGCAAGGTAGCTCTATTATGCGCTTAGCCAAACAAGTACCAATGACTAAACCAATCGAAGAATTTACTTATATGACTGGTGTCGGTGCTTACTGGGTATCAGAAGCGGAACGTATTCAAACAAGCAAACCAACATTTGTTAAAGCTGAAATGCGTGCTTATAAATTAGGGGTTATCATTCCGACGACTCGTGAGAATTTAGATTATTCAGTAACAAATTTCTTTGAATTAATGCGCCCAGAAGTAGCAGAAGCATTTAACAAAAAATTCGATCAATCCGCTTTTACTGGTGTCAACTCGCCATTTACCAAAAACATTTTAGGAGCTGCAACTGCTGCAAGTAATGTTGTTACGGAAACAGCTAATAAGTATGACGATATTAATGAAGCAATCGCTTTTATTGAAGAGGAAGACTTAGAGCCAAATGGAATTGCTACAACTCGTAAGCAGCGTGTGAAATATCGCTCAACAAAAGATGGTAATGGAATGCCCATTTTTAATACAGCAAATTCAAACGGTGTTGATGACATTTTGGGGTTACCTATTGCATATACACCTAAAACTACTTTGGGTGATACAACTGCAGAATTAGTGGGTGATTGGGATTATGCTTATTACGGTATTCTTAAAGGATTAAATTACGAAATCCTAGATCAAGCTACTTTGACAACTATTACAGCTTCTGATGGTGCGCCAATTAATCTGGCAGAACGTGACATGATTGCTTTGAAAGCGACCATGACTGTTGGATTTATGGTTGTTAAAGATGAAGCATTCGCTGTAGTTCAAATTGACAATACTCCAGAAGGGTAAAGGTGAATAATATGGCAAAATATAAAGTATTAGAAACTTTTCGTGATAAACACACGAAAGAATTGTACGAAGTAGGCGAAGAAATTGAAATGACTGTCAAACGCGCAAAAGAAGCTGAAAAAAACCTTGCGAAACATGGTAAGGTTTTTCTTGAGCGAGTTGAAGAACCGAAAGAAGAACAACCAGAAGATGACACTGTTGAGGAAGGCGAAAAATAGCCTTCCTTTTTGATTGGAGGAAGAGCTATGCCGTACTTAACACATGAAGAATACAAAGAATTTGGTTATTCTGAAATTACCGAAGACGACTTCACCAAATTGGTTGGAAAAGCTTCGGATTTTTTTGATATACAGACTCGTAATTTCTATCAGTTTCACGATTTGTCCAAGGATATCGAGTTTCGGAAGATTAAATTCAAAAAGGCAATAGCGTTGCAAATTGAGTATATGCAACAAACAGGAGCTACCAGCACGTATGAGATTAATACACCGCAATTGTGGTCTATTGGACGTACCAGCGTATCGGAAGCATCACGCTACTCCAATACTGGAAGAAATGAAGCGCCTAGTATTGTATCAGAGGATGCCATTGCTGCTTTATCTGGTACAGGATTATTGTATCGAGGTGTAAGCATATGAGGTTCAGACTACCACCAAAACAGGTGTTTCCTCATGCTATCTCCTATAATGCAATAGATGGCGAAGATGACTGGGGGAAACCTATTTTTTCTAATCCTATTGAATTGCCTCATGCACGAATTGATGAAGGTTACGATTTTAAACGGCAGGGAATTAATGCCACCGAAAATGCCCCCAATGCTTTGGTTGTGATTTTTAAGCAATACAATCCTGATATGCCAATATTAGAGAATGAAGGTATCGTAAATTTCAATGGCAAAGAGTTTACAATAGTTAAGGCAATACCTTTATATTTTATGTCGGATGAAATCATTGGATATGAATTGGAAGTGAAATAGCATGCCAGGTATAAGTGTAGATTTAAGAAGTTTGAGAAGAAAAGTTTCCACGGATGCTTTTGAACGTGGTCAATTTAATATGTCTCAACGAATGCATGCGACAATGAATGAAAGTTTTGTTCCCATGCGCGATGGTAACTTACGAACATTAAGTAACGTGTCTCCAGACGGTAAATCTATTGAGTGGAACGCTCCATACGCAAGAAGACATTATTACGCACCGGGTGGATGGAATTACACCACTCCTGGAACTGGGCCAAGATGGGACTTAAAAGCAAAATCAGTTTTTATATCTGATTGGCTAGAAGCATTCAAGAAAGGGGCTGGTTTCTGATGGATTTTATCGAACGCCTTAACGAAAATATAAACAATATCCCTAATCTGCCAATTAGATGTAGACTAGGCTATTTGCAACCAACAGAATCTTTCTGTGTCTATCCATTACCTGGTAGCAGAGTAATACTGGAATATATGGATGGTGCAAAGGATCAGCAACTCAATTATGAGTTTGCGATGAAATCAGTTGACCAAGAAAAAATAGGTAACACATTATGGTTAGTATCAAATTATTTAGAGGAGTTATCAGAGCTAAAAAGTGCTGATAACTCTTTTTCTTTTAACTCTATTTCTATTATGAACAAACCGTTTATCAATCAATTAGATGATAAGCGAAATTATGTTTTTATGCTTGATGTACAAGCAAATATCACAACGTATCCTACAAAGGAGGAATAATAATGGCACAAAATTTAAACAGTGTACGTAAACATTATCTTGCACCATGGACCTCAGACACGACTAAACCAACCGAGACTGATTATAAATGGTTGGCTTCAGGGATTACAACAATGGGGAATGATTCCGAGGATGTGACTGAAGATTATAATGACTATACAGGAATCGATACAACTGATGTATTAGGTATCCGCAAGCGTTGGTCACCAGAAGGGTTTGTGGATTATGAAGATGATGCTCAAAAAATTGTTATCGATAAAGAGTTTGCAATTGGGAATGGGCGTAAAGTATGGCATAAGTGGGTATCTACTGACGGAACCACTTATGAGGGAGTTGCGCGCTTATTAGACATCAAAATTGCTGGTGGGGATTCCAATACGAAAGAAGAATTATCTTTTGTTATTCAACATGATGGTACACCAGAAAAAACACCAGAAGGTTAGAGGAGGTGATGATTCCCCTCTTAAAAAGAAAGGAAGATTTACATGAAAGCAATCCAACTGAAACGAAATATTATTGATATTCCTTTTCAGGATGACGAGGGAAAAACAGTCTTAACCTTACAATTTGACCGTTCGGACGAACATGTCAAAGAATTCCACGAATTATTTAGTGATTTAGAAGGGAGAGTTTCTAAATTGGAAAAAAATGGTAATGATTGGGATGAATCAGAAAAAGTCATTAAAGAAATTGCAGATGCAATGCTTGGTGAAGGCTCCTACGAAAAGATGTACAAATTAAATCCATCAGTGGTTATTATTACGCAATATCTCTATATGATTGCACTTGGCATCAAAGAAGAATTGGAATCAGAAGATTTAAAAGCTGTGGAATCAAAATACTTAAAGTAAAGGAGTGAACAGGTATGTTCAGCCTTTACTATCAGCCAGAAGATGTCATAAAAATTGAGGGTAAAGAGTATAAAGTTACGGTTACTTTCGATAACATTCTGAAAATCATTGATATGACGAATGAAAAACGATTAGCTCCTAATTATAAAATCAGATTAGGGTTACAAATGTTTTTTGGTTCAGATACAGATTTGATTGCCTTACCATTAGATATTCAGTCCAATATTTTTAATCAAACATTTTATAATTATGTGAATCAAGGGAAAGAAGAACCGATTCATACAGATTTAGCTGGTAATCCGTTACCAGCAAATTATAAAAAAGACAAAGAAAATTTTTATTCTTTAAAATATGATGCAGAGTACATATATGCATCATTTATGCAGGCATATGGTATTGATTTAATCGAACAGCAAGGTAAATTACATTGGCATAAATTTCAGGCGCTACTTGCAGGACTTCCAGAAGATACGAAGTTCAGGCAAGTAGTGTCTATTCGTATGTGGAAAAAGCCTAGCAAACACGATACAGAAGAAAAACAAATGATGAAATTGAAAGATGTGTATCGATTACCTGATGAAAGCGAGGTGGAATGATGGCTGATGGACGTGTTGTAATTTCGGTAGATGTTGATGGTAAATCTGTAAAAGTTTTAAATGGAGATTTGGATCAATTGGAAGGTAAGAGTCAAAAGGCTAGTTCTGGAATAAAGAATATGGTAACTGCTATTGGATTAGTCAAAGTC